GGCCTTGTCGGTCACAGCCACCCAAGCCGACCCATTCCACCTTTTCGGCGTGTTCGCGCCATTCGTGGTGTCAATCCACAAGGTCGAAGCCTTGCGCATCGACGTGGCCGGCGCCGTGCCCTGGATAAGCACGTCGGCCTTGCCGTTCGCCACGCCAGCGGCGGCAGCGGCAGCCGTATTCGCCTTCTGGGCGGCATTGGCCGCATCGGTGGCGGATTGTGCCGCACTGTCAGCCGTGGCCTTGGCCTGAGTCGCCACGCTCGACGCATTGGCAGCGGTGGTCTTGGCATTGGCCGCATCCGTCTTAGCGGTGGAAGCGTCCGTCTTAGCCGAAGCCGCGTCGGACTTGGCGGACTTGGCGGACTCATTGGCGGTGTTAGCCAGTGTCTCCGCATTGCCAGCGGTCTTCTTCGCGCTTTCGGCTGCTGTCTGGGCGGCATTGGCCGCGTCCTTGGCCTGACCGGCGGTGGCGGTAGCGCTCTTCGCGGCGGTCTGGGCGGCATTGGCGGTATCCTGCGCGGTCTTCGCCGCACCAGTGGCCGTGTCAGCCGTGCCCTGCGCGTTTTTCGCGGCGGCAGCGGCATTCTCAGCAGCCTTCCTCGCGTCGGTGGTCTTCGCGGCGTTATCCGCGATGTCGGACTTCGCCTGAGCGATTTCGTCGGCATTGCGCTCCACGTCGGCATAGCCCATGTGGTTCCACGTGGTGCCATCCCAGACAAGCGTGTCAATCACACGATCGGACAAGGGCACAAGCACGGAAGGAGAATTATTGGCTTCGCCCTGCCAGTACGTATAAAAATCGGCCAGCATTGACGGCGAATTGTTCTTCTCGCCCTTCCACCTCGTCCAATACTTCTGCGTCTTGAGCCACAAGTCACCGACAATCAGATTGTCCTTCGGCTCATCCGGCCCACGAAAAGTATGATTCTTGCTATGGGCTTCGGCATACGCCTGAGCCGCCGATTCCTTGGCCTTGCTGATCTCGCCATTCGCGGTGGTCAGGTCGCTTTTGGTCTGGGCAATGTCCTTCTGCGCCTGCGTCAAATCGGTCTTGGCCTGGGCAAGCGTTTTGGACGCCGCGTCAAGACCAGTCTTGTTGGCTTGGATGTCCTTCTGCGCCTGCGTCAGCTTGTCAGTGTTGTCCTTCAGCGTGGCGTTGGCCGTGCCGATCGCCGACTGATTGGCCTTGATGTCGGCCTTGGCCGCTTCAAGCTCTTTCGACGTGGCGGCCTGCGCCTGCTGATTCGCCGCAATGTCCTTCTGCGCCTGCGTCAGCTTCGCAGAATTATCCTTCAAAGCCGTCTGATTGTCAGCCAAATCCTTTTGAATCTGCTTGACCTCATCAGGCGAGACGGCGGAAGCCACGGTCACCGAAGCGATGGCGGACCAGTCGGAGCGATTGTCCGCATGATCGACGGAGCGCAAGGCATAGCTATGCTGTGAGCCGCCCGTCAAACCGATGATGACGTAATCGCCCTGCCCCGACTGGGTGGCGCTGATGACCTGCATTCCAGCCGCATTGATGCCCTCGCCCACCTCGACATGGTCGAAGTCCGATTCCATCTGCGCGCCGGCAGCGGTCTTGCCGTCCCAGTGGACGGTGACCACACCAAGCTCAGAGGAAAGCACCGGCTTGGATGGTACGGCGCATGGCGTCGTATCCGACTCCACAGTTGCCACCACGACGGCCGACCATTCGCCGAGCTTGTCCGAATACGTCGGCACAGCCCTGACGCGCACCTCGATCTGCGTGCCGCAATCCAAGCCGCCGAAGCCAAGCTGCGTCTTATCAGTCGTGCCAGCGGAATGCCACGGCGCACCGTCCACATGCTTGCGCCATTCGACGGCATAATTGCTAATCTCAATGGCGGTATCGTTCGTGGCCTCGGTCACGGCGGACCACATGGCGGTGGCCAAGCCGTGTGCGAAACCGTCGCTGCCGATATACGCATCAGTTTGCACCACAAGGCCGAGCGGCGCTTTCGGCACGCGATGGTCATGGTCAGTGGAGACGGTGGTTCCGCTCTCACTGCCAGCCAGCGAGGCTCCGCCGGTGATGCCCTTGATTTTCTTCGCCTGACGCACCGACGCGTCGTACTTGATGTCGTTCAGAGCGATTGAGCAGGATAGGCCCTCATTCTGGCGCATGCTCAAATCGATTTCCTGCACGCGCACCTTTCCCCCGTGAGCCACGGTGGGGGCGGTAATCCAGTCGCCGGTGTGGAAGTCGATGAGCGGCAGATTATCCACATTCGCGGTCACCAAGTCGCGCGTGTACTGGCCACGCACACGAGCCGCATCATCAAGCGTGGACTGCATGAATGCTTGCGCCGTGTCCTTATCAGACACGCCGCCCTGGCTGCTGTAGCTTTCCCACTTGCCCCACGGTGTCGGCGCGGCCGGATTATCCATGCGGAAGAGCAGATTATTGTCACCTTCGACAAGGATGGTGCTGGCCAGATCCGCGATGGACTCCTCGAAGGGGGCCTCGCTAATGTCGCGTGCCAATTGCAGCACGACACTCTTGCTCAGGTCACGGCTCAAGGCGGTGCTATCCGCATTCCAAAGCTTGAGCGTCCTGCCGGACGTGCGCCAGTCGCAGCCGCCACCATTGACAAGAGCACTCAGAATCGTCTGCAAATCAGTGCCGAGGCTGTAATATAAGGTGTATTTTTTCGCCCATGCCGCTCCAGCCGCGTCCTTGGCGGTATCGAAGCCCAAGGTCAGGCCGGTGGCCACGCCACCACGCTGACGGTTTTCGTCCAGCAGCGTCTTGAGAATCGTGCCCGGATTGGACGAATAAAATGGGCGCTTGCCCTTGTTATCGCCGTCCGCGATGAGGTGGCTCGCGTCATTGTTTTCGGCCTTGGACAGCAGCCAGCCAATCGACTGGCCACTGTAGGTGATGGTCTTGGTGCGGTCATCGGTCTTGCCGGAGCGGCCAGTGATCACGAAGCGCGCATTATCAGGCTCACGATAGCCGTTGCCGTCCGAGACTTCCACGGCCACTTCGAGGCCATCGGTCAGCTCTCGATCGAAAGCCTGAGCGTCACCGGACAACAGCGAGTATTCGAGGGAAAGCGCGCCATCGTCATTGTGCACCATGCTGGCACTGAAGCTCACCGGCTCCGCCAACACACCGATACGCTCATCGAAGGGCCGATAGGCCACGAGACGCGCGTGAAGAGACTTTGCCATGAATCACTCCCAAGATTGCAAAAACCGGCAGGTCACCTTGTCGGTGCCGCCGGTCTGTTTGACGTTGAGTCGATAATCGCCAGAGCCAATGTCTGGCCACACCTGCAGTGGCTCGGTGGTCCAGTCGATGCCATTCGTCGCATCCGTGCCGCCTGACCATGCGTCGGCATTGGCCGCCGTCCACGCCTTGCGATTGGCCACATCGACGAAAAGGTAAGGTCGTGAGGCGTCGCGTTTGCCACCCCACACCAGATTCGTGCCACTCACCGGATCTGAAATGGTCACACCAGTGACAGCACCGAAGCGCAAGACCAGCGTGCCGATCGGCGCATTGGAAAGCCAGCCCTCGGGAATAGTGTCGAAAAGCTGCGATGGCGAGGCGTTCGGCAATCCAGCCCAGCGCGTCCAATACACCTTGTCACTGGGCTTATCGACACTACCGGCCATGAGAAGCCCGCCAGTCGCAGACAATGTGCGCTCCTGCCACTGCTCCCCCTGCCAATAAACGTCAGGCAATTGGAAGACGGCGGTGGCCGCGCGGTGGTCATCCCACGGAATCTCGTCACCGTCCGGCTGACAGGACGTGCACGCTGCGCTTGCAGTCATGCGCCGAGTCCAACCGGACACCGTGTCACGCTCCACGCGCGTCAGCTTGGAAGCCAAACGGCAGAGCCTATAGAAGCGATGCATCAGCACGTCGGAGTCAGGGCCATTGGTGATGAATTTCAGAGTGATTTCTGGCGCATCGAAAGCCAGTGGGCCAGCAGGAAGCATCACACCATTCCGACCATTCACGGTCACGGAATTAATGCGCGGGCTGATGCTCGTGAAATGGGTGGTGCCGACAATCAGACTCGCATTGTCCCCGGTCAGATTCTGACCTTCGATGAGATAATCCGTGAGTATCATCGGCTACCACCCTTTTCACTTGTCACCATTGCGGCATTGCCGCCGTCTGCAATCGCTGCTGCGTGCTAATGCTCGTCGGAGCGATCGCGGGATAATTGAACGTCTGCGTGACATACGTGGCACCGCCACCGCCATTGCTGACATTCGCCCGACCAGACTTCGACGCATCCACGTCAAACCCGCCATTGATCTGCGCATTCATGCCATTGACAGTGCGCTGCACGTCCTTCCAGCCAGCCTTAAGGCTCTTGTCAAAGCCCTGCATGATCGCCTGACCAGCAGGACGCAACATCACCTTGTCGTAGCTGAGCGGACCCTTATGCTTCACAATCCAGTCACCGATGCCACTCACAAAGCTCTTAACTTTGCCGAAAGCCGCCCTCAGACCATTGAGCAGACCATTGATGATCGCACTGCCTGCGTTCCACAGCCACGTGCCAGCACCAGCGAAGATGCCGATAATCGCACTGCCAATGCCACCCAAAAAGCCGAGCACGCGGTGCACAACACCATGCACAATTTGACTAAAGCCGTTCCAAGTCTGCCGCCAATTGCCATTAATAAGGCCGGTCACCAGATTGATGACACCCTGAATCACATTGACGATGCCCTTGACCACCATCGTGATGCCGCCGATGATGCCCTGGATGAAAGGCAGCATCGCTTGAATGGTCGGCAGCAATGTCGAGCTGATAAAGCCGACGATCGCGGAAATGATGGTGGACACCAATGGTGCGAGAGCTTGAATCACCGGCACCAGCGCCTGAATCACAGCCGTGATGGCCGCGACCACCGCCGTGACAACCGGCTGGACTCCTTGGATGGCCGGAGTTATCGCCTGAATGACGGTGGTCACCACGGTCAGAATGCCTTGAATGGCCGGCACCAAAGCACCCACAAGCGTGGAGATTATCGGTGTCAGCAGCGGGATTATCTGGCCGACGAGATTGGTGATTACCGGCATGACAGCTGCCGCCAATTGACTCAAAGCCGTCATGAGCGTCTGAATCGACGGCTGAAGCATTTGGAATGCCTGCTGCAAGCTGACGAAAACGTTCTGCAGCATCGTGCCGAATTCGCTGCGCAATTGCGGGCTCGTGGCGATAAGGCCGGCCAGAGCGCCAATCACCAGCGTGATAGGCCCGCCAAGACCAGACAGGACGCCACCGAACTTCGACAGCAATCCGCCAATCACCGGCACGCCACTCAAGCCGCTCAACGCGCCAACAAGACCAGCCGCACCCAGCAAGCCGGTCACAGCGGCGATAGGACCGGACAATCCAGACAATTGGCCCGTGAAGCCGCTGAAATTGATTTTGCTGATCTTGTCGGCGATACCACCGAACACTTTCTCCAGCGGCGGGCCAATCTTCTGCGCCAGTGCGGCCACCTTGTCGAAAAACGCGGTGATGAGCGGTTCGACGGCCTGCACCATCTTGATGACCGCGCCGCCGACACCACCGAAAGCCGCGATCAGATCATTGCCGACCGAAGTCTTCAAACCGGCAATCTCATGCTGGAGAATGGTCATCTTGCCCTGCGGGGTCTGCGCCAAGGCCTTGTTGATACCACCGAAGTTGGCTTCCAAGACCTGCGCGGCCATGGCTGCCTTTTCGGACGCGCTGCCCTCCTGCAGGACTTTCTTCTGCGCGTCGGTCATGGTCACGCCATACTTAGAGAGTGCCGTGGCGCTGCCGGTCATGACCTTGCCGAGCAGATTCGCTATCTGCACGCCATCCTGCGCCGTCGCGTTATAACCCTTGTTGTTGGCGATCATGTCCGCCAAAGCGGGCGTCAAAGTCTTGACCTGATCCGCCGTCAGCGCGAAAGTGCCGAGCTGTGCCTGAGCGGCCTTCAAGGTGCCACCGGATATGACGCCGGTCTGGCCAAGCGTCTTATTCAGACTGAGCAGGGACTTCTGCTCTTCCTCGGTCCAATTGTTGTTTTTGGCGACCTGCTGGAATTTAGCAGTGACCTCACCGGCCTTGAGGGCCGCATCCACGGCCTGCTTGCCGAAATTCACCAGATATCCGCCAGCGGCGGCAGCGGCGCCGGACACGACGGTGGCCATGCCCTTAGCCGCCTTGCCGATGCCGGACACCGCCTTCGACGCGAACCCGGAAGCCTTGCCCAACCCGGAATGCAACGCATTACCGGCCTTCGCGGCCGCATTACGCGCACCCTCCGGCAAAGCATTCCAAGCAGCCGAAAACTTGCTTTTGATGTTGGACGTGACCTCGCCAGCCGTCGAACTGATCTTCTGCACCGCCGCGTTCACGCCTGGAATCTTGCCGACGATCTGCTGGGCGGTTGACGTGAAGCCGGAAGCCATACGGCTGAACGCATTCTTGGACTTGTCGGATTCGGCCGCCAATTGCGTTTCGAGGTCCTTGAGCCGTCCCTGCGCCGTCTTGAGATTGTCGGACGCCGCCTTGAGATTGTCAGCCGCCGTCTTCTGTTTGATTTGAGCTTGTTCGAGTTTGATGGCCGCAGCCTGAGCCTGCGTGCTGTCCGCGCCATATTTCTGTGTGGCCGCGTTCAGCTTTTCCTGTGCGGCCTGCACCTGCACGCCAGCCGCCTTGAATTTCAGCAAGGCGTCAGTATTCTTCTGCGAGGCTTGAGCCACGTCCTTTTTGAAGGACTTCAAAGCTCCGGAATTCAATTCGGCGGCGCCACTATTGAAACCGGACTTGAAAGCGCTGCCGACCTTCTTGCCCTGCTGTGCTCCATTGAAGCCCCTGCCAAAGGCCGTCTTCATGTCGCCGACGGCCTTACCGGTCTCCTTGGCCACATTCTGGCGGAAGCCATTCATCTGCGGGAAAATGCTCACATGCGCGGACCCAAGCTCGCTACCGCCAGCCATGACAGCCTCCTCTATTCACTTGTTTTTTTGAAGCCGAAGATGCTGCTCATCGACGCCAAAGCCGCACGACGCTCCTCATCGGTCACCTCGACATGCTTCTTCCCAGCCTTTTCCGGCGCGAGGTCGCCAAGAATCGACGTGCCGCCAGCCTGAATCGCGGTAATGATCGCCGTCGCATCCATCGGCAGCACCATATGCACCGCAGTCATGCCGGTGTAAGTGTTCGGGTCGGCCGAAAGGTTCTCCCACAAGGCGATCGCGTCCGCAAAGCGGAGTCTGCCGCCCAAGTCAGCCTGCAGACTCCACCCGCGAGCCGCGAAATCGGCTCTTATTCGACTGCCGGCGTCTCCTTGGAGGAGCTGGCAGAAGCCGACGATTTTCCCAATTCCACGCCCTGAATCTTGGAAATGATTTCGCCGTAATCGGCGAGGATGTTCATGGGCACCATGACCGGCTCCTTCGCCAACTGCCGCGCCGCATCCTCACCGGCGAAAGCCGTCAGCATGTCCTTGAGCGCCTGAATCTGCTCGGTGTCGGACTGCAGATTCGACAGACGTGCGAAATCATCAATCGACAGTGCGAGAGGTAGTTTGTAAATGTGGCCGTGCGGTGCGAGGAACCATACGCTGCCGTCCTTGATGAGGTGCTTCACCTTCATCTGCTCGGCCGACGCTTCAAGCGCCTTCTCCTCGTCCTCCTGAGTCCAGGCTTCGAAATCGGCGGCGGAGGGCATCACATTCTTGGTCATTTCTTCCTTCTTTCAAACAATTGAAAAATTCCTTTACTTCACTGAATGAAGAGGAAGAATCCCAGCACATGCGAAGAAAGGAAGAAAGAAACATGTGCAGGGAAGAATCAATGTCAGTCGGTGACCGGCTGAGACTCGGAATCATCAGCCTGATGATCGGTTGCATGAGAATCGGACGAAGCCTTCGGCGTCACGAAGGACTGCAGGTACTTCGAGGCGCCGGAATCGCAGGCGTCGTCCTGAATCCATTCGATGGTCCAAGCGTCACCGGTGTTTTTGCCGGAAGTATCCTGACCCTGCTCGTTGCCGGTCAGATTCACGACACCAAGACGACGGCGATGCGTGCCATTCTTGAACACCGTCTCCTGATAGCAGAACCACTTGCCGTCCTGAATCACGTCGGTCACGTGATACACGCCGCTCGCGTCCGGCTTGCCGATGGTCATCTGACGGGTGATGTCGTTATCCTCGGCCACCGTGAACTGCGCGGTCAGCGACGCCTTGCCATTAATGCTGTATCCCGGCTGATGGAATTTGATCGCATCATCGGCGTCACGGCTGTCCTGCGGGGCACCATCCTCGGTGATAAGGCCGACGAAACCACCCTTGCTGAAAATCTTGTCCAAACCGGTCTTCACGTCGGCCACGGTCGGCGCGATGAGATCAGCGGTCAGCTTCTGCGTCGCATCATAAGGTGCGAAACGGAAAGCGCTTGTCACCACGATCTTCGCGGCACTCAGGTCATTGCCTGCTGAATCAGCTGCCATATTTTGTCCTTTCAAACAAAAAAGGCGCTGAAACAAACGTTTCAACGCCTAAAAATTAAGAATTATTGAATTATTGGAATTCTCCAATAGCGGAGAATTCGAGAGTCAGATAGCATCTAGCGATGTTCGCATCCTCGGCCACGAAATACGGACCATTGCACCCAGCCTCATCAATGCCCGCGATCGGAGAACCGTCAAGCGAGCAAATCGCCGGGTCGGTGAGCATGCCGTAGATCCGTGCCGCCAAGTCACGGCAGGGTTTCGGAGCGGCACGAGCCCCATAACGCACGGTCACGCCGACGCTCCGGTCGAAGAGCACGCGATTCGACTGCGATCCGCCATCGTCACGCACCACGACGAGCGGCCGTGAGCCGTCGTAATCGTCCGGCTCACGATTCGAAACGATGATCGTCGGGAAAGACGATTTCAGCTGTGCGCGCAGATACGAGCACAGCCAAAGCTCAAGATCCGGTGGCAGGACTGCCGTCATGTTTTGCCTGCCTTCAACGCCTTGCGGAGATTGCCTGTCTTCGATTCCACGAGCAGGGTCTTCGGATCGGTGCCGACCACCATGCATGTGGTTCGATGCTCGTGCTTGACCTCCTCGATTTGGAGGCCATCGCGATACGCGCCCGTGTCCACCGGAGCATGTGCTTTCGCATATTCGAGCGTCTTTTCGGCGGCACGACGTGTCATGGCCTTGACGCCAGCCGAATTCATCAGCTCGTCAAAATATTTGTCGTTGAATTTGACCATCGCTCCCAAAGCCATCACCCCCTGTATTCGGATAGTGGAATCTCGATCGTCGGCTGCCATGACACGAAAGCATTCGCGTCGCGACTCGGATAGCCGCTGACCTCCCAACGTCGCCCGTCATCCGGCAACGCCTGAATCCTGTCACCCGGCATGATGTCGAGAGTCGGATCAGGAGACGTGAGGTAAGCCGCGCTCGTGGTCTGTTCGCGCAGGCCGTCGGGCGTGCGCGTGCTGCTGGAGCTGGCGAGAGCGCCGGTGAAATCCAAAGTTTCCGGATTGGACCAGTCCTCGCCGGCCTGCTCGCCGGAATACGGGTCATCGACCTTCCGAGCACGAAGTCGCCGCCACTTGGTCGCGCACGGCATACGCCATCCACCACCGGCGTTCAGATCGTCAAGCAGGCTCATGGCAATCCTCCAAGCCGGTAGGGTTTGAGCTTGTCCTTCTCCGCCTGCATGAGCGACACCGCATCGTATGACGCACTGCTGCCGTTGGTGGACTGCGAGGTGACGAGTCCGATCGGGCTCATGCCCGCTCGCTTCGCGGCGCTGATGAGCACCTGCTGCACGTCCGGCGCGTCATCATATCCGGCATGGATCGCGTAGCGGATGGCCGCAACGCCGACCGGGAAACCACCGGAAAGCGACTCCACAAGACCGGTCTCCGGGTCATAGGCGTAAGCCAGCTTGTTGCCATCACGGTCGGTCAATGATTCGATGCTCGTCACATGACGCGCGGGCAAACGAATCACCGAACCACCACGAGTGTTAATCACACCGCTAAGCGCCGTGTTCGGCATGACATGCCAGCCACACTCACGCCTAATCGCCGCCTGAGCAGCCTTAAGCCTGAAAGCCGCGTCATCCTCGAAAGCCGAAGGGTCGGCAATCATGTCAGGAATCACATTCACATCACTCATGCCGACCTCCCGTCTCAGCTCGTCTTCACCACGCCAGCAGCCACAAGACCAGCCACAAGAGCATTGACACGCTTCGCCAAATCGTTGTAAGCGGTCACGAGCGCGTCATGCTCGGCCTTGGTCGGCGCATCGCCAGCGGCTACACCCACAGCGGCATTGGCATTACCAGCCGAAGCGACATTAGCCAGCTTCACACCGCCGAGAGCGTTCTCGGCGGCAGCGGGAAGCACATACGGCGCGGCGGCAGAACCACCAATGTCGGTCGGCTTGCCCTTCGCATCCACGAAGATCACATCCGCCACGACGGCGTTCGGGTCAAGCTTCGCGGAAGCGGCCGGAATCACTCGAAACTGTCGAGCCATCATTCCTCCTTACTTCAAGGTCAGGGTGACGAAAGCCTTCGGAATGCGCACGGCCAATGCCACGCGCTCCTTGGCACGAATGGTCACCAGATCGGCAATGAAGTCGGTGTCATTGGAGTTGGTGGCCTCCACGGCGACACCGCCCTTGCGGTAGAAGGTCGCGGCACGCTTGAAAGCACCCACAACGGCGGTGCCCTGGGTGACTGCCGGGGATACGACGGTGTTCATGCCCCACAGGGACGGTGTGATGTTCACCGCACCGCCATTGACGCCATAGAACGGGCCACCGCCAAGGTACGCACCGTTGTTGTCCTTCTTTTCACGAAGAGCCTCATAGTCTGCCGGATTGATGACCAGAGCGTCAGGCATCATGCCGGTCTCGGTGGAAATCATGGTCTGCGCGTGCAGGATAGCGACATCGTTACCGGCGTCGGTAGCCGTGTATGTCTGGATGCCGTCACGCTTAAGCAGGCCCTTGATATTCTTTCCAGTGCCATCGCCGTTGAGCAGCTGCTGCTCCTCCTTGATGCTCAGACTGTAAAGCAGACGGCCATCGATGTCGGACTTCAAGAAGGCGAGGTCGGTGATCATGTCACCGGACTCCTTGATGAAGCCAGCGATGGTGGACAATGCGTCGGTGTGCTCGGTCGCATTGGCGTAATGAATCTGACCGAATTCATCGCCTTCGCCGACGGTCTTAAAATCGCCTTCCTGCTCACCTTCCACGAAGTATGTGATGGCCTGTCCACTAATGGCGCCGACACCGAAGAGGTTGGTGATGGTCGGACGGCGGTAGCCTTCCACGAAGTTCGGGTCAACATAGGTCAGCAGAGAGCCATACGCGCCGGACGGGCCACCGGTTACCTGAGTGTCTGTGTTGGCCTTGCGGTTCGGCAGCCATTCAGGCGTGGCGATGGAAGCGCCGGACACGCCCTTCATCTTCACCAGCTGCTCGCCGATGCTCTTCACGACGAAATCGCCAAGAGACTGATGGGCGACACCGCTCTTCTGAGTGTCCGTCAGATTATCGGTCAGACCCTCGAAGCGCTTGTGCACGGTGTCCAGCGTCTCGATGGAGTCCTGCAGTTCGTGCGCCTCGGCGTTCAGACCCTTCAGCTTCTCGATGTCGGAAGCGTCGAGATTATCCTCGCCCTTGGCCAGCACCGCTTCGATGGCGGCCTTGGTCTTGGCGAGACGATCATTGAAACTCATTTAGTCTCCTTGTTGTCCTTGCCGCCAGTGACCAGTTCACGGGCGGATTTGATTACATTCAGACGCTCGGCCTTCTCAGCCTCAGCGTCCCTACCCCCATCAGGGGCAAGCTTCTTATCATCCTGTTTCTCGCCGGTCTTGGAACCATCCGGCTTATCCTCGTCGGAAGCGGAATTATCGGAATCGATGCCGTCAAGCACCTCGTTCAGCGAAGCCAAGGCGGCACGCAGCTTCTCCTCGTTGGCGGAGCTGATGGCGCGACCTGACTTCACGGCCAGAATCTCGGCCTGCTGGTTCGCGGCCACCGGCACCACGCTGATCTCGAAAAGCTTGATCTGCTGGAATTCGGAATGGCCACCCCACGGGCCATCGCCCTTTTCCGTGATCCACGCGGTCTTCGTCGGCACGAAGCCGATGCTCATCTGATGGACCCTGCCATCCTTGAGCAGGTCGTAAGCCTGCTGGGCGGTCGGATTATCCTCGATATCGAGCTGGGCCGAAATGAGCAGACCCTTCTCGTCCTCGACGGCGCTCAAGGTACGTCCGATGATGTCGGTCGGCTTGCCGTCCTGATGGTTCCAATGGATCGGGATGCCGGCTCCGCCGGCGTAGTCCTTCGCCAAGGTCTCCGCGAAAGCGCCCTTGGCGATCACGTCACCCTGCAGGTCCTTGTTGCCGAAAGTGCTGGCGTAGCCGCTGAAAACGCCTTCGCCAGCGGAATCATCCAAGGATTTCACGTTGAATCTGAGCTGTTTGAGATTCACTGTCCTTCTCCGTTCACTGGATTGTTCTGTTGCGCGTTCTGCGTCCTGCCGCCATCCTGCGGGCTGGGCTGTCCGCCGGTTGCCACATTCAATGGCGTCACCAATTCGTCGCCACCATCAAGCTTCGGATAGTTGAGGATGCGCCGCGCCTCGTTCGTGGTCATGAAGCTGCGCCCCGTGGCCGTGCTGAGCGCCTGATACTGCTCGGAGAACGTGCCGCGCAGCTTCGCATCCACATTCGCTTCGATGTAGGCGTCCGGCTGGCCGAGCGCGTCTGGCAGCAGCAAATTGAGCGACTGTTCGAAAGCCACGATGTACGGCATCAACTCCACATTCCACATCTGCTCCTTGAAGGAAGCGATGTTGGAATTCGTGCCACTGCGAAAGCCAAGATTCTCCGGCGCGATATGGAAGGCGTTGGCCACGTCTATGCGAATCCTGTCCCTCGCATCAATGTCCTGCATGTCAATCGGCTTGAACGCGTCCACGGTCTTGATTTCCATGCCGTCGTTGAGCAGCGGCCAGCCACCGGCAAGATTGCCTCCAGCCTTGTAGTTGCGCATGCCCTGCACGAATTCGTCCTGCGCCTCCTGCGACGGCCACGGCATCTCCTTCGGACGGGAGATGTACGCCGGAATCTGGCCGCCGTTCTTCGCTATCGCACGCCGATATTCGGCCATCTCACGCGCCTCCGCCAGAAGCGGGGCGAGAGTGCCGGACACCGGAGAACCGCCGATGCCGGACGTGCTATAGCCCACATCCAGCAGAATCTGCGGGTCTGGCAGTTTGAAGTACTGGCTTCCTTCCGGTTGTCCGGTACTGATCTGCACGCCGGTGATCTCATCAAGAGTGTTGCCGGAAAGAGTGAAATTCTGCACCGGAATACGCCGCAGCCACAATCTGCCGGACTGCCTGTCGGCATCGAGCAGGCAGAGCCAACGGTCATTGAGCAGGCCATCGCAGAGCAGCGAGTAGAAGAATCGGTAACGTGTCATGCCAGGAAGAACGCTCGGCTTGGCCATCAACTGCGCCAAATGGCTTGTCGTGTCCTCCACGCGGTCACCGTCAGGCTGGCGAGTGTAGACCTTGAATGGCATGCTGGCGATATTCCGCGCGATATGGTCGATGACGGTGCGTACCGCCGCCTCTCGTTCGTAGACTCCGGCGCCGAACCAATCGATCGGCAGCTGCGCGACCTGCGAAATGTTGACTGGCGATTCGGAGAACTTCTGGGCCACGGATACCGGGCTTTTCTTGAGCCATCTGGAAAAGAAACCCATGAAACCTCCTCACTGGGTCATACGACGGCGAAATGGGTCACGCTCGGCGCATATTTCGGTTTTTCGTTTTCGACTTGCATGGTCTCCAAGGCGTATAGCGCCTGCGATTCGGCCACCAAGCCGGAAATCTGCAATGCGGACTTGGTGCGGTCCCACACCTCGACTTCGCCAAGACGCCGGGATACGGCCACGGAAACCTGCTGTTCGATGGCGGGCTGCGGAAGGTGCCGCAACTTCCCCTCACGCACGCGATCCAGGAAACGGCCACAGCACGCACCCAACCGGAAGCCTTCGATGAGATGCACGTTCCACCCTTTTTCGGTGAGCGGGTCGATGAAATCGACTGCCGGACAGCCTTTCGACTGCACTGCTATCTCGCAGATGCCCGGCCAGCTCTCACGAAGCAGATCCAAAAAGTGCGGCACCCAGAGCATGCCGTCACGGCGAGCGATCAACTCCACATGCGGCAAACCGTCCGCACGCATTCCGGCAGCGGCCACATACGTGGTCTTCCTGTCCGCGCTCGTATCCACGGACAGCACGACACGATTACCGTCCGGAATCGTGGAACGCGAATCAAGGCCGCTGGCCCACATTTTCGGGTTGATGAAAGGAATGATGTCAGCCGTGACCCATTGGCACAGGACTTCCGTACGGAACGCGGCCTCGGTCATGCCATCGATATCGGATCTGACGCTCATGACGGTCATAGGCCCATAGCCGAGAGACGGGTTAGCCTGGCGGATCGCGTCGGCATCATCCACCGGACACTTGTCCGGAGCCGACCATTCGAAATATCCGAAGCTGCCGTCCTGCTCGCCATTGGCGAAAGCCTCGGCAGCATCCACACCATCAGCCACATACTGCTTCCAAGCGTCCACGAGCTTCCGGCCCTTGTCCACCTGCTTGCGGAGCGCGACGCTACGATAGTCACCGGCATTGCTGATGCCCCACAATTGCGAGCTCCACACGGCCTTCGTGGTCTGCGAGACGGCATTCCAGCCATCATCATTATGCTGCTCACGCAGCTCGTCGAAAATCACACGGGCCGCGCTCTTAGCACGAATGTTCTTGTCAGCGCGGACAATGTATCTCGCCTTCGACTTCAGCACGATGGCTTCCTCGCCGTTGGTGTTCACGAATTTCTGCGTCATGCCCGCAAGCTCGGGCACCACCAGATCGGACTCCTCATCAGTCTCAGGCCGCGGATTACACCACTCCTTGACCTGAGAATATGGGCCTTTAGCATTATCCAAGGTCTGCGCGGCGCCAACCACAAGGAATTTGACGGGAGGCACCCTATCCGGGTGCTTATTCGAGTCCACAAACAGCCACCACGCGGCAAGCACACCCATCAAAGTGGTCTTGCCATTCTGACGAGCCACAAGCACAATCACCTTGCGAAAGCGATAGCTGCCATCCTCAAGCAATTCCAGCGCATGCACCAGCAGCCAGCACTGCCAAGGATAAAGATGCACATGAAGCATAATCTCCGCGAAGGCAATCACCGCGAAACCATTGCTAGTGGTCTTATCAAGCTCTCTAAGCGGCGGAGTAAAGATTCTAGGAAGCGTCACACCATGCTTCTCATCATCAATGGCACCGAAAACACTCAAATCTTCCGACGCCATCGAACGCCTCCAATCAGCCGAAACGCTTCATGAAATCTTCCATCTGCACAACCTTGTCGCTCTTACGCGCCTCCGGCTTAGATTCAACCTTCGGCTTCGCAGGCCGACCAACCTTAGCCGGAGCATCCACCGTCAAACCAAGCGACTGACAATATTTGAGGAACGTCGGCAGCGACACGTTGTCGAGCTTGCCGTTCTCATCGACAAAACCGGAGAACGTCAGATAATCGATACGCTCAGCCAACACGCGAGCCGCAGCGACAACAGCAGAATTCACAGCCTTGAGGTCAGCGTTCTTCAACGAACGCTCCAACGCCTCCGCCACATTCCGACTCGGAAACTTCGCACTCATCGAAAACACCCCCTAATCTGCCATCGCGCGCGACCCGCCAACAATTTCACTCATCGGGGAGAGGGAGACCAACCACGCGGGACGTCTTGCGTTCTTGCGTTGGTTTTACGATTTCACCGCCCCTACCCCGTTTGGGTCGGTTTCGAATGCTGTTTGGAATGCGTTGATTGCGTTTTTGAAGCGTTTGATGAGTTCGTTTGTGCTTGGTGGCATCAGCTTGGCGATGGCACGCTCGGAGTCGATGACCTCGTAGCGGTATGTTCTGTTGACGTGCACTGGAATGTTGACCGTGAAGCTGCTGATTGGGAATGTCTTGTCGTTAATTTCTGCGGTGAGTGTTAGGTTGACTGGCTGTTGCATTGCTGTCTCCTTGCTCATGCTGTCTTAATCCATTGCCTGCTTAGTGTTCCGATTGGTGCTGGTGGGTCTTGGTTGCCTCTCAAGCGGTTGCAGCTGGTGTGTGATGGTTTGAAGCCTGCTGGGTCGAATTGAAGTTCCGGGTGCTTGCTGACTGGGAACATGTGATCTAGGTTGAATGAGTCATCTGTGGTGTTCTTGACTGCGTTGTAGTCGATTGGCATGCCACACAACCAGCAGACCGCATGCTGTGCCTTGCATTGGTTGAAGAATGCGGCCTTGTCTTTTTCGAATTGGCGGCTTGTCTTGCGCGTTCTTCCTGACATTGATTCACCGCCTTTGGTGCTTCGGATGGGAGTCGAACCCACGTCGATGAGGGGCACTGTCTCTTATCACGGGCATTCAAAGAATCATGGAAGCCATGGCCGGTAAGGTATCCGTCCTCTGGTATCTGTGCTATCCCTCGTGCTCTGCCACTGAGCTACCGAAGCTTGATATGAATAATGGTCCAACCCTTTCAGGCTGAACCATTTTACTACTGTACGACAGTATAGCATTTTAATTGTGACAGTCAAGCATGGCGGTTATTTCTCCGAGGTTGAACACGTACTCTCCTTTGTGTTTTGTCGGCGTGGCGTGGAGTTTGCCTCTGGTGAGCCATTGGCGGATCTGGTCGCTTGTGCAGTGGATGTCCATTTTGGAGAGGTATCTTGCGACTTCGACTGGTTTTCCGGTGTATTCGAGTTGCCAGAGTTTGTTGTCGCGGGTGGCTTTGATGGCTTGGACTCCGCCTTGCCATTTGCAGTGCGGGCATGTCCATTCGTCGGCCTGTGGCGTGCTGGTGGCTTGGTGGCCGCATTGTGGGCATGTGCCGATGATGACCATTGCCTCTTCTGGGGTCAAGGCCGTCTCGTTGCGTCGGCTGATGTGTTCCAGGGCTGCGTAATCGTCTGCTGCGGTGCTCATGCTGAGGATGGTGTGTTTGTTGGCCGTGATCTTCTTCCATGCCTTGTCCCACGGGAAATTGCTGTAGCGTGCGTTGATTTTGCCTGCTTGTTCGGCGAGCCACGCTTCGGAATCGGTGATGAGGGCTTGCGCTCTCGTGTCGATGGGTATTGGCGCGTTGCCTTTGTTTGGCGCGTGGCCCGTGGGTCCGATGTGGGCCTGTTTGAGCATGATGCTTCGCAGGGCGGGCAGTTGGACGTGTCCGAGTTGGCGGATGAGCTGCCAGTAGTTTTCTCGGCAGCTGGCGCAGAGCAGATTCGCGGACACCGGCTTCATGGGCTTCCGGCAGTGCTTGCAATCGGTCAAAGTCGTGTCTCCTTGTCGTGCTGGCGGATGAGTGCGGCGATTGCGGCTTTCGGGACTTGCGGCACGAGCGGCGCGATCTCGTCAAGCGCGTAACCGGCCTGATGCCACTTGATGATCATGTCTTCGAGTATTTTCTTCATTTGACTACTCCTTGTATGGGTTTTCTGTGGTGTGTGGCGGGAAATCGCATTCCTGGTCCTTCCATCCGGCCGCGTAGCCTTCGCTCCATGCCTTGCGGCGTTCGTGTCTCAACCATTCCAGGCTGTACATTGTTTCCGATTCCAAGCTGCACATGGTTACCTGTTCGTCGTGTTTCATGATTTCTCCTTGTTGAGTCTGTCGGCTAATTCGCAGGCCTTTTCGTCTGCCTGTGCTGTTTCTTCGTCGCGTCCTAGCGCTTCGAGCACGTGAGAGCATTTCCACGTGTGCTTGTGTGGTTTCGAGGGTGGTATGCCGCTCATGTTGGCTCTGCGTTGGCACCAGCCTTTCCATTGGCGGCACCAGTCGTTGACGGTGCGTGTCTCGCCGTAGTGGCGAGCGGCGAAGGCATTCCACGCGTCCGACAGGTCGAGATTCGAGTAATCGCGGATTATGGCGGCATTGGCGTGGGCTTTCTCCCTGACCAGCTCGAAGTCGTTCAGCCCGATTTCTTTGGATGAAGAAGAAGAATATTCTTCTTCATCTTTCTTTTGGGTTCTGGTGTTCTGGTGTTCTGGTGTTTGTCCCGATTCTGTTTCGATTCTGCCGGCAGTCTGCGCACTTTCTGCCGGCAGACTGCCAGCAGAATACCGGTCATGCTCACGCTTGCGCTTGGCCATCACCTGCTGACGGCTCCGATTATGCTCAAGGTAATCGTGGATGACATAGCCGCCATCCACGGCCTCGATCAATCCGACCTGCTGCAAAGCGTCAAGCTCCTGTGTGGTGATGTCGAGCACGAATTCCGCCGTATCATCGTCCACATAACCGTCCGTGAGGTTGTCGCCGCAGTAGGAAAGCATGATGACGAAGGCGCTGATGGCCGATGGCATGGTACGGCGTAAACGGCGTACCTTCCGGTTGAGATAGAAGCCATTGGCCAATTGCACGTATCCGCGCCTTGCCATCAATCCTCCCCTCTTGTGATTCCGTTGTATGCCATCCAGATGGCCTCCTGCCGTGGCGTGGTGACCGGCAGCCCGTCGTAGCTGAAGACGATGCCGCTCCCCCAATGTGGTTTCGCCATCGCATCCAAGGCTTCGGCAATCTCCACCAAGTCCGGTGGCGGGTCAAGCGTCACCATGACAAACCCATCATTACGGCTTGCTTCGCGTCCACCAGCCGATACCCGCAGTAAGGGCAGGTGACGTAATAGCTGCCCACCGTCTCGCCGCAGTGGGCGCACTCGACATATCGGATTGCCTTGCTCATTCGTTTACCGCCTTCCGTGCGATTTCGAGCATTTCCTTGGCCTGTCTGATATATTCCTCATGGAAGCCGGGAATCTCACCGGCATAATTCCATGCGTCATCTTCGTCCTTCGCCACACAGTCGCTTTCGATGCCATCACACTTCTTGCAGCTTCGCCACAGCAGTCTTTTCGCCACGGCCTCAATCTCGGCGGCAGTTGGCGGCGCGGTACGTCCAGCCATGTACGCTGTACCGGCAAGCTCTCGAACCGTCTGAAAAGTCAAATCATCATCCATGCCACGCTCGTAAGCGTCGGCCTCGTCCAGCAGGATGCTCAATTCGTCCTCTTTCCGTTCGCTTCGATCATGGCGTACAGCATCTCACTCGCCGGACGCCGCCTGTAGCTATTCCGCTTGTCTCCATAGGACACGTCGTACAGGCATCTGAGCTTGTCCCCTTTGGCCGTGGGCACCAACACTTGGTCGATGTCTCGCGGAATCTGATGGCTCACACGCAGTTCATCCGCAAGCTCAGGCGTGGTGACTAGATAGTTTTCGTCACCGTAGAACGTCAGCCCGTGACCCGATTTGAAATCAGCCATGCATGACTTGATTTCATAGCAGGAGAAAGTGCCGAGTTCCACACTGCTTGGTTCGAGCACGTAGCCGGGCGTGAAAGGCTTGAATCCGATGTAGTCGATGCGCCTGTTCCGTGGTGTTCCAAGGTCGAAGTTAACCTCGCTAGCCCAATAGCTCACGCGATTCTTCAACCTCTTCTCGACCAGCTTGGACAGCATGGCGGTGGTTTCAGCCCTGCTCATTTCTTCCTCCTGAAGTACTTGTATTCATCGTGATGGAACAGGAACAGGTGAAGTCTCCACACCTTGACTGCCAACAGGCCCTTGAGTGTGATCGCATACCCGCCATGGACACGCTTCATGAGCTTCCTGTCGGCCAATGATTCAAGTATTCGGGGAAGCTCTTGGTTCCTTCGTTGTTGCCAGATGTAGTTCATCCCCTCAGCGATATACAGGCAACACATGTCCTTGTCGTATTGGCTAATCATCATTAGCCTCCCTCTCAAGGATGTAGACGTTCGTCGCGGTGACGGCGTTATCACGCAATTCCGTTGGCGGCATGGTATCCACCCGCAGAATCTGCCAACCCTCGTTCAGCAACTCTTCAAACACACCCATATTCATCAAGGTGCGCTCATCGCCGTAATCACTCCAAAAAAGTGGGCAAACCTTGTACCGTTTATTCATTTCGCGTCCTCGCTTTGGTTAGGCACCTCGGAAGGCATGGAGCCGGAATAGCCGAGCAGGGACTGGCAGTAATTGATTACATGCTCGTAAGCCGTCGTCATTCCGTCGTAAAAGTCGTACTTCAGCACTTCTTCGTCTGGATTATCAGAAGCGTTATTAGCTGCATTCCACTCTTTTTGCAGAAAGTCGATGACCTCTTGCAGTGTCTTGTCTTTCTCAGTCACGTTCGTCGCCATGATTAGTGTTCTTCCTCTTCGATTCGGATGGTGATGTGGTAGACGCCTTTTTCTGCGCTTGGCTCGCCTAACCGGTAGTCCGGGCCGACCACGTATCTGGCGTTATCGTCCGGCCAGAAATCGGCTTGTGTGATGGCGTCCAAGATTGCCTTGACCATCGGCGCCGCGTTCTCGGGGTCGAATCTGCCGTGTGTCAAGGGGTGGATGATGGCGGTCACGTGCACCGGCCATTTGGTGGGCGGCTTGAGTTTGCCGCTGTTGATGAGACTGCGGTAGGTGAGGTAGGCGCATCTTTTCACGACGCTGGTGCGCCGGTATTTCGCCCGCCAGTCTCCACGCTTGTTCTGGGTCCACCAGTAGGCCTTCGGCACGTCGATGGTGGTTTCCTGCGTCATTCGTCCTCCAAAATCCAAATGTCGGCATCGCCAATGTCCGCGTAATGGTCTTCGCTTTCGGCCTCACATTCGGGGCATGGGATGGGGCGCGCCGGATACAGCGCGCACCCATGAATCGGACATGTGGGCAGCACGTCCGGCGGCTCAATCCACTCACGCATCAGAAATCAGGCTCTCCAGCCGGAGCGCCCCACGGATCATCGGCCGGAGCCTGCGACTGCTGCTGGGGCTGCTGATCCCTAGCGCCACCGGCGAAACCACCCGCATTATTGCCCTGGAAGCCACCACCGTTGCCATGCTGCTGACGCTGCACCTGAGCCGTCGCATATTTGAGCGATGGGCCGATCTCGTCCACGGTCATTTCGATGACGGTACGGTTGGAACCGTCCTGCGCCTGATAGGAACGCTGCTGCAACCGGCCTTGAGCGATCACGCGCATGCCCTTGCTCAGGCTCTGCGCGCAATGAGTGGCAAGGTCACGCCAGGCGGAACAGCGCAGGAACAGCGCGTCCCCGTCAACCCACTGGTTCGACTGCTTGTCGAACACTCTCGGCGTGGCCGCGATGCTGAAATTCGCCACCGTGGAACCATTACGGGTCGTGCGCATCTCAGGATCTGCGGTGAGGTTGCCCACCACGGTGATTACGGTTTCTCCGGCCATCACTCATCCTTTGCTTCCGAATCGGCCTCAGTGTCGGTGTCCATGACCTCGGCGGTCACGTCATCAGTCGAATCGGTGATTACCGGCTGGAACACGTCGCTGTAATCCGGTGTGGTCTCGTCCACGCTCGCGGCCTTCTTCGCCTCGATGTTGACCGGCAGATATTTGAAACTGCGGCGGATGATGGTCTTCTTCGCCATCTCCACGAAGTTCTTCAGCCACGGTCCGGTGATCTGACGGCTGCGATTACGTGGCGCGTACTTCTCGCGGTATTCGAGCAGGTCGCGTTTCGACATGTAGTCGGCGTATCGTCCGCCATTCGGCAGCTGGACGGAGAGGTACACGAATTTCAGCTTGTCCTCGCTGTGGTCGGCGTCCACGTTCACCTCGTCCGGGCATTCGATGGTCGGCACGCCATTTTCGTCAAGCTTGAGCTTGATGTTGTCATCCTCGTAGACGGCTCGCGGCTGCGCGTAGATTCCACTGTTCTCCAACAGTTTCAGCATGCCCTTGTAGCCGATGACGAAGGTGGCCTGCTTCTCCCCGTTCGCATAGTTTTTGTTGCCGTAGGGAAGGATGTACGCCTGTCCCAAGCCGTCAACGTCGGACGGGCGCAAGCCCAGGGCGGCGCACTGCATGAAGCAGGAAAGGACGCTGACCGGCGTGCAGTCCGCCAATGCGGGAGTGCGGTTGATGCTGCTGATGCACATCTGCAACAGCGCCTCGCTGTCGAGGTTGCCGCCGATGACGCGTGCGATCTGCGGCCATGAATGCTCCACAAGCTGCTTGAGCTTGCCCTTCGGATTGAGCGGCTGCAACTGCTGCCCTTGCGCCTGCTGTGCGATTGCTCCCATTTTTATTGCTCCTTTTCTTCGATGGTTTTGAGCGCGAATTTGCGGTAGGTGGTGGCTTTGACGGTGTATTCCTTGCGGGTCATCGGCTTGTAGGTGGCTTGCAAATTCCCGCACTTGATGCCGGTGTGCGAGCCGATGCGCAGAATGATCTGCTCCTGCAATTCCTTCTGAGCGGACTTCATGTCATTCAGCATTCCGGTGGCGCTCTCGTATCTTGCGAGCAGGTCGTACAGGTCGTCGTCGTCGCTTTCGTCCACAATGTCCGGCGTGGGTTCCGGGAATGCCTTCTGCACGTCGCCGCCGGTCAATTGCGGCGGCGTGTTGGTTGTGACGAAATGCCAGAAGTCGGCTGCGGCCTTGTCGATCGCGGCCATGTCCTCCGCGTCGGCCTGGAATGGTATTTCTACCGGCTCGTCATCCCCGATGGCGGCGTAAACGTAGCCCCATGTCCATCCCGTGACCCAGCAGTAGAATTCGACTTGAGCGAGATAGTAAGGCGGAATACGGAGATTTCCGTCCTCGTCATGCCAGTCCCCCGCTCGACGATTACCCGCCGTCTTGATCTCGAGAATTCCAAAGCTACCATCCTCCCTCTGCAGGATGCCGTCAAGCGAAGCACGAAGATAGGGCTTCTCGCGGCTGATGAATTGCTTGTCGGTGCCGTCCGTGACGAGCATTTCTGGATGCTGCGCGCGGAATCGCTTCCTTAATTCGTTTTCCAGGGCGTTGCCCTTGACCACCGCCCACTTGTCCGAAATGTCCTCCGGTTCCACGCGACCGGTCTTCTCAAGCCACAAATCGTAAGGCGTTTTGAAAGCGTTAAGGCCGAGGATAGTGCTCATATCGCTTCCGCCCACGCCGGCCTTCCTGCTTTTCAGCCACGCGAGATGCCGTTCCGTTTTCTTGCACTGTCGGAACCGTTCCAACGTGTAGCGTTCCGTGTCCTTGAGTGGGATACGTTTCATTCCTTCGCCACCTTCATTTCCTGGACTTCACCGTTAAAAAAATCGATGATGAGATTGCAGATGGCAGGTGCCGACGTTTTGAGCGCGGTTTTTTCCTCTTCGTTTTCGGGTTTGACGGTGAAAACGCCATCCTTGCTGTTGAAATTGAGTCTCATTTCGCCGCGTCCTTGCTGTAGTTGGCTTTAATGTCCATGAGTTCGCCGGTGAGCAGTTTCGTGGCGAACTGATAGACAACCTTGTCGTTGGCTTGGAATGCGGTGCGCTGCAAGGCTGATACGGCGTCGAAGATGCCGACCAAGGCGTTTGCGATGATGGTGCGCGGCTCTTCCGGCTTGGCTTCCTGCTGTTCCTGGACTGTGGTGGTCATGGTTTCTTTCTTCTTTCCGGTTGTGGTGGTTTTGCGTGTTTTGCGGGGTGAATGCTGGTCGAAGGCCGGTAGTAGTCCTTCCTTGCGGAGTTGGCCGATGATGTTGCCTGCCGTTTTCTGGCTTAGGTTGAGCGCTTCGGCGGTTTCCTTGCCGTCGAATGGTTGGCCTTGGTCGATGCGGTTTCTGCAGTGCGCGAGTATGAGGGCTCGTTTCGACGGTTCCGCCGTGGGCTTGCTGACGGCCTGATAGCCAGCCAGAGTATCCTCACGCTTCTCAGGCTCTGGCGGTAGGTCTTGCTTGACAAGTCCGGCCTTGCGCAGGGCCCGCATTTCGTCACGGTTCAATCCCGCTTCGCCGGACTCGTTGTAAATGCTTTTGAGCTCTTGGAGCTCGTCGGCAGTGTATTCGTGTTTCAATGGTTTCCTTTCCTTAAGTTTTCGATGAGCGCGTGGTTGTCGCTGATGAACTTGTCCACGTCGATTCCTTGCTGCGTGAGGGGCGGATTGTTGTCGCCGAAGCGTGCTTTCCCATCGCTTTTGACATCTGGACTGCTTTGGACCCGTGTCGCTGGAATGAACGTGCCGTTTTTCATCTCGCCACCGTCCTTTGATACCTGTGCGCCAATGCCCACTTTTCCGCGACTTGACGCTGGTAGCGGACTTTTCGCCTGTCCTGATGGCCTTCTGGCGGTTCCACGCCGATTTTCACGTATGGCGGGCCCTTGCCTGCGCTCCGCCAGTTGGCGAGGGTGCGTGGGCTCATGTCGAGCATGACGGCAAGTTCGCCTGGCGTGAGCAGATCGTCACTCATGGTCGGCAGGTGGGCAGTAGCGGTTGATGAAGTATGTCTGGCCTTTGCCGGTGACCTTCGCGGTGCGGTTGATGGTCACGTGGCCGTCCGAATGGGTGATGGCGGTTTCCTTGATTCGGAACAGTCCCAAGTCCATGGCCTTCTGGGTCGGCACGTTGCGGTTCGAGCCGGTCTTGCCCAAATAGCCGTCCTGTCGGAGAATCTCGAACAGTCGGTTCTGGCCGATGTCCAATCCGTTCTGGCGTAGCATCTTCGCGAGTTCTCCGATCAGGCAGGTGCCGTCGGACGCGGCCACGGCGTCCGCGAATCGGGCTTTCGGCTCCTCCATGGTGCGTTGGCCGATCATCACGGCCTTCGCGAGGATGGTCATGTCATCGTCCGCGTCCGTGGTGGGAATGTAGCCGCCGGTCTTGCGAATCTGCGGCAGCACCTCATGCGTCACCCAACGCTTGAACTCGTGAGCCTCTGGCTTGCGGGAGCCAAGCACGAGGACATACAGGCCGGCTTCGTTGACGATGTTGGTCTCACCCTGACGCCCTAGATTGAACCTAGACCGTTCATCATCGTCAAGCCTTTTCAAGGCATCGGACGGATTGCTGATTTCGAGGATGTCGCATACGTCCTTGGCGACGAACCAGGGCTCCCCCGCCTCGTCGGTCAGGGTACGCAACGCAGCGTTATTGAAGTAGAACTGTTGGATTTCATTGCTCATTTGGAGTCTCCTAGTATTCGGCTGCTTCGATGCGGGTGATGAAGAAGTGAATGCCTGGAGCGCATTCGTTCCACCGGTTGGTGTCGAAGTCTTCGACGTGAATGGTTTCGCCTTTTTTGTACGTGAAGTCTGTGTCGTATCCGCTGTATGCCGTGGTGTCCGGTGGAAGGCTGTTGCCTTGCGTGTCTTGCAGGTCAAGCACTCGCGCTGTGCTGGCGCGGCATTTGCGCCCCGTGGCGTTGGAGCGTTGCGCGTCGGCCGGAATGAGGAGTTTCACAATGACTGGCGTTGGCGGCATTTCATTATCTGTCCATGCTTTTTTCCAGCCG